GACGCCCGCCGACGCTCGAGTACGCGCTCGACGCGGTGTCGTGCCCATTCCAGCGCCAGAGCCCCGCAGACGCGCCGTCAAGCCACTCCCCGCCGCAGAGCAACACGGTGCCCACGTTTCTGACGTAATAATAGTCGCTATAATAAGTCGTACTACCCGCGCCTATCGCGGTAGCGTAACCTAAGAGAGGGTTTTTAGCAAACGGCGTAACCTCTTTCAAATACCCCTCAGATATAACTCTGTCGCCCATATAAGTATAAGGCGCGTCGTGTTTATCGTCGGCATAAAATTCAGGACCTTCGCAGACATAAATTTTTTCAACGTCAAAATTGATACCGTCGCACCATTTCCAGACATTGCCGAACGGGTTTTCAATACCTCTATACTTGCAGGCGTGCTTGCCGTCCGTGTTGCAAGTCGCGCAGTCCTCAACGTGGTTAGTATTCCACGAGCCCGACGCAGTTTTTACAAGGTCGGTATGCCCCGTAATGAGCGCGGCGGTATTTCCGCCGTTCGTCCAGCCCTGCATTACACTCTGCGAGTTCGTTGTTGCAAACTCAATCATAAACAACTCTTTAATGATTGCGTCAATCAAAAAGTCGTACTGTTGATAGCCCTTACCCACGTTACGGCAACGCGTTCTATACGTTCCTCTCGTAATATTTACAAGAACGGTCTGCCCCGATCTCGATTTAACTTTCTGATTTTTCGCGTCGTAGTTATTATCGCCAGACACAACCGCAGAGCCCTCGTATTTTCCGACAAGGATATAATCGAGTTCATTACCTTTTCCGTCAACAAAAAGAGTTCCAAACCCGTCGTAACGGCAACCAGAAATTTGGTGTTTGTAAGAGCCGTCGTCGTTTTTCGTGATTTTGGTATAAAATTTCGGTATGCGAATAAACACGTTTCCGTATTCGTCCACAACCTCTTTCATTTCACACCACGGAAAATACCTGTCAAAATCGCTCGTGATTTCACTCACGCCGCGAGCATAAGAAAGCCCCGCCGCAGCGTCCGTTCTGGTAAGTGTAGGCGTAGATTTCCCCACGCCGTCAACGCCATAGATTTTTGTTTTTTCTAATAACATTGTTTGTTCTCCTGTTATTACTGATTGTTATTTTCAAGACTTGTAAGCCTTTCGTTGATTGATTTAATTGCTTTGTCAATTTCGCCGCCCTTTGTATAGCCAGCGGCTTTTTCAGCCTCTACCGAATAATAAGACGAGCCGACGCTCTGGTGTTCGTTTTCTATCGTTACTCTCAATTCCTGACAAGCGTCGGAAACTTTCTTATTTATTTCTATATTCGAGTAGGTTTCCGTTTTTTTATAAACGTCGCCGCTTGCGGCAGCCCCCACGTCGGCGGCAGTAAGTACAATATCCGCAGTAAGAGGCTTGCCGTTGATTTTTCTGTTATCCGCAACGAGCCCGCTTATAAGAGAAGAAACGTCGATATTTATAACGCTGCCACTTTGCAACGTGAGAGTTAAAATTCCGTTCTTATATGAGCCGTTCGATATAAGGCTTTCGATAGGCAAATCAACCATATCCGAACTTAAAACTTTGCCCTCGCTGTTTTTAAGGGATATAGTAAGTTGATAATTTGACGTGTTGAGAGATACGCCGATACTGAACCCAGCAGCGGCAAGCAAATTATCGTATAACCTGAACTTTCTGTCGATACCGCCGCCCTTTGTGTAGTTTCGGGCGTTTTCCGATTCTTCCGCCCAGAAAGCCGCGTGAGCATAAATTTCTTTTTGGTCGATTTCGCTCATTGAATACGTTTCGCTTTTCTTGTAAGCCCCTACGTCGGTTGCGGAAAGCACAATATCGCCGCTAAGCGGCTTGCCGTTTATCGTTCGAGTTTCGGAAACAAGCCCGTCGATAAGGTCTGATATATCAATTTCGATAGAGTTGTTATCCACACTCTCTTGATTATTTCGGAGCGTTAAAGTAAGTTTTTTCGTCGCCGCATTGTAACTACCTTTAATAATCATTTGTTCGAGCGGTAAGTCGATTTCCTTACTTTCGCTTAAAACAGTACCCTCAAAGTTTTTTAGTACCGCTTTCATTTTGTAGGTAGATTTATCTATTGTAAGGTCAATCTGAGAACCAAGCAATAAGTCCTGTGCGTCCGTGTAGCCTTTATTTGCCGCGCCGTTTGCTGCCGTGGGAATTGCGCAGAAAAGTTGATTTTTCGCGTTATAGAGCGGAATTGCGCCCGCAAGAGGGCTTTCTGAAATAAGAACGGTAGCCTGCGAACCGTCGGGCATAATTATGTAAGCCCGCTTATATGTGTTCGTAGCCGTTACTTTATCGAGTTTCTTGTTGCCGAGATTTGCAATATCCGTATCGTTGCTGCTTATTTGTGCGGCAAGACTGTTTATAATCACTTGCAGCGTTTGTTTCGTTGTTGCCGACGCAGAGGGGTAAAGTTTAAGAATCTTATTCGCAAAATCACCGCTTGTGAACGCCTCGGTAAGGTCTTTCAAAGTTTTAACGCCGTAATCGTCAAGAACTACGCGAATATAACTCTCTGCGTCCTCCCCACAGATTGCGTCTTGAATTTCATTGATTTTACCAGCCAGAAACGTGGCAAGTTTATCGAACCACAGTTTTAATTCCAACGAGGATAAACCGCCTTGTCCGTACTGCGCCGAGTTATTAGGACGCGTTGCCAACGCCTGAACGCCGTTTTTGGTAATCTGCGTAGAGGTTATTTTTTGTAAAGTTTTTGTTTCGCTCATATTGTTACCTCGCTTATTCTTTATATCGTCCAGCCACTCTGTATCTGAACGAAACATAATAGAGCGCAAACGGTTTCAGATACTCGTCGGAATAAATAAAATACTGCTTTTCAACCCATTGTTTCTCTTTTTCTTTTACCGCAAAAAGGCTTTGCTCGGTAGTATTGAAAGAGAAGTCGGAAAAGTCCATATCTTCAAACGAAAACAACGCGCTGTTGATACGCGCTATCTGCTTATACGGCGTTTTATTTGTCCTGACTTTAATCTTTGCAGCCGAATTTCTGAAAGATTTTGTTTTTATAACCGTAGAACGCTTTATCGTGGTTTTTGTAAGGTGCGGAATCTGGCAGTTATCCATAAGCGTGGCGCACCCGCTGAAAATCGTCCTTTCGTCGAAATTATACGTTTTTGGCGGCAGTTCGCCGTCGTCGTTTCTTTGGTCGAAATTAAAAGAACATACAACGCCGTTTACGCAGCCAAAGAACAAATTATCGTCTATCGAACTTAACGTAGTTGCTTTTCGGAAAATACCGCCCGTGTAGTTGCCGTATTCTTCGCATAAATACAAATGCCTTTCTTTTACCGTATTCGTGAAAATGTCAACAACTTCGTGAATGGTGTAAAAAATATTTACTTGTATTTCCATACCGTTGAAATTCGCCGTTACAAACTGTGAATATACCTGACGGCTTTCGTTGCCTTTATCGTCTGCCGAATTTGCAACCGCGCCTCGCAAGTCTTTCGTTTCGTCGGTGTCGGAATAATACACTGCCTCCGCAAGTTCGATATTATATTCCCTGTCCTCGTGAGTAATTTTTATATCTCTGAACTCAGTCGGTAAAATGCTTGAATAATGATACTCTTTGTATTGCCCGTCGTAAACGCCGATACCCTCCAAATAATACCACTCGTATTGCAAAGCCCCTGTTTCGTCGGCGTATTTTTGCCTGCTGTCGGCAAGGAAAATATTTCCGTCTACCAAAAGGCACAAATAGCCTCCCCACTCTTCAAGCACGCAGTTTTTCAGTTCGGAATTTACGAGTTTTGCGTCAATAAGGTAAGACCTATGCTCGTTCGCTCTTTCGGACGATATTTTTAACTGCGAAACACCCTCAACGCCAAGCCGAGAAATAAAAATCGGATCGTCAAGGAAATTGCAGCACGCCCCGACGCAACCCAAACCAGACAAGCCCTGAACAGACGGATAAATGCGCGGCAGCAAATTTTGATTGCTGTTTGTAGCCGTATGAAAATAAATCGAACTATCCTGCTGAGTATCTGCTTTGAGCACCATAAGCGTATCTGAAACGCACATAATGCCAGTTATGGGCGACAAACCTACGCCGTCTTGCATATAGTTGAGAATACCGAAATAAGACGGATCTGCGTACCCTGTACTGTTTCTGCCGCAATAAAAAACGTAATTCGGATAATCTGGGTTTCCAGTACAGAAAACTCTGCCGTCGTAAGTTGTACAAAGCGTACACTTTGAAATCAACTCCGAAATGTCCGACATATTTTCGGTTACACCGTCTATTGACGTATATACTTTTGACGCTGTTATCTCAATGCCTGCATAGCCTTGCTCATAGCCCGAATCTTCGGGTTTGGCGGGGGCGGAAGTAAACGTTATTTTGCCGTTGGTAAGGTCTACCGTATAATCGGTGCTTACCGTTTTAGCCGTACCATAAACATTTACAGAAATGACGGAATCGAGATTGTTCTCGTTCATTAAAAATTCTTTCGTCGTTCCGTCGGCAATAAACGTATGCTTAAACTTCGGCGTGAGGATATTGCGTTGTTCGTATTCTGTACCTATATTCGCATTTTCGCCAGCAGGAACTATACCGATATACGTCGTCGGTATATACGCAGAGTTTTTTACCTGAGAAATGCTGCTGCCGTCGTACACAAGATAATTTTTGCCGTCAAGAATATACAGCCTGTTATTAAAAACAAAGTGCTGGCTCTTGTGTTCGTTCATAGACGAAAAAAGCAAATCACTATCCTTTGATACACCCTCATAATACGAAATATCGAGCATTTCCTCTGCAAGCAGTTCGGAACTTACGATTTCCAGCGTTTTGCTCGACGCTGTATACTTTGAAATATTGAGCGTAATATCTTCGCCTGTTTTTCTATGCAAACTAATTACAGCATTGCAGGGAAATTCCAAAACTATATCAAATGTTTTTATAGTTATCCCGTTGGTTTCAACTTCCGAAGTAGGCTCTGGAAGTTTTATTTCGCTTTTAATTGGTACATTTACCGACTGTGGATAATTACGCCACAACCAAAGGAATTGACCAACGTGGACGAGCACACTCGTTTTTACGGTGTCGCCAGACTTATATTGAAAATAGATAATGCCGTAAACCTCTTTCTCGACGTTATCGGCAAAAACACCTGTTGCCACTCCATTTGCAGCAATACTTGGAGTTTTCCCAAAATTACAGCGTTTACGAAAACCCGCAATAGTTTCCAGTGCGACACCCTGTTTGCTGCGATAATCTTTGTACATATTTACAGCATAAGCAAGGCGCGACGGGTTGACTTGCGTATGGTCGTTAGAAAAGTCAACGCCTCTGAAATTGCCGTAATATCTGTTATACTCAGTCGTTCCTTTGCTGAGATTTTCCCTTGTTTTGAATGAATATGCCATACCCTACCACCCGTTTCTGTTTCTGTAAACGACAGGCTCTAATTTCTTTGCGGTGGCATAAATTTCGGCTGCCTGTTCACGGTAAAGCGAGAGATAATACTCTGCTTTTGTTGGCTCGTCGTCAACCCAGATATAAGCCGCCACAAGGTTAGGTAAAATCGCGCACAAATCGTCGTCGAGGTCGATATTCGTTGTTTCCGCATTTTCGTCCTGATTGATTGACGAGATTTTTCTATTATACCTAACGCTATATGAGCCTTTAACAGACGCGGGAATAAGGAGCGTTGCGTCGCCAGATACAAAATAATCTGAATCAAGCACAAAGCCCTTATTTTGCCCCGCGTCTGCTATCGGAGGACGCACAAACGAGGCGAAATCGTTTGCGAGGCTGGCAAAATCATAAGCAACGTATTCCGAAAAATCGGGAATATCCGTTACTTTTCCAGAGCGCAATTTATCATACATTGCAACGTTTTTTACCCATAAAATATATTCGCCAGCAAAACGCAAGCGTACAGTTCCAGTATAAAACTCGCTGCCGTCTTTGATAAAACCTCTGTATTTGGTAAAACTGCCGTCGGCACTCATAAGAGTTTCCGAGCCTATTACAGCCCATTCGTCGCCAGCAATATTTTTTTCGATAATTAAAGTTCCGTTGCCGTTGCACTCAAAATAATAAGCCTTTGCACCGTCGGCAACGAAAATAAGAGCCTCGTCGTCATTACTGACGGGCTCGCCCTTGTCATTTCCGAGTAAGTTATCTATCGGGAAATGGCTTAATTCGTATACTTTTGTTTTCGGTCTTAACCGATTTATCTGAATAATAGCCCTGTTTACGGCTAAGTAAAATCTGTCGTTATCTTCGAGCGAGGTTTCAAAGCCTAACTGCGCTACGGAATCGTAGAGTTCTTTTATGGTCATTACAAAACCTCCTTAAAAATATTTTCAGACGGGGCTTATATCTCATAACTACAAGCCCCGCTGAAAGTCTAAATCGCAGCGTTGCAAAGCGGGAAACGCGCGGGCGACTGCGAATTTAGGTTAAGCAAGTGCCAAATCGGTGGCGTTGGTAACTGCGGACGAAGATTTGACGGCAAGCAAAATGTGTTTCCAGTTCGAGAAACCTATACCCATACGGCAGTAACCGTTGTAAATAAGGTTACGGGTATGAATATCAACCTCGCTCTTAATATCGAGCGCAACACGGTTGTAGAACATATTTCCGAGCAAATTCTCGTTTGCCTCGGAGGACATAAGCATAAATCTGTCGTCGTTGGTTTCCCAGCCGTCAAGAATTACGATAGTCCAGTTGCCGTACTGCGTGTTAATATCGTTGTAGTCCGTCCCCGTCGTTCTTTCCGAACCGATAACCTTTTTAACGTCGATTTCGAGTTCGGGGCGGTTGGACGGCAACACGATAATATCGGGCGTATAGCCGAGGGTTTCGCCGTTTTCGTCCTTAAAGTTACGCATTTTGTTCGCGAGAACGCCGAGAGCCTTTTCGAGTTTCGCGGTATCGCCGCAAAGTTTATCGTCGTAATAGAAATTCGACTGCGTTTTGCCTTTGAATTTCGTTGCCGCATATTTATGTGCATTGTGGAAAAGCGGCAAACCGTCGCCCACGGTCAAATCAACGGTAGCCTTATTAAACGTACCGCTTGAACTTGTACCGTTCGCCAAAGCCCACGCACCGAGTTTAACGCGCGTTCTGTAATATGCACGAATAAACCCTTTCGGTCTGTTTTTGAACTCTGCGGGAAGTCCGAATTTTGCGTCGTCGAGCAATTCCTTTGTGATAGTAAATTCTTTCATAAACGGAATGTGCTCAATCGTCTTTTTGAATCCGCCCTCAGGTACGTCATTTTCCGCGCCTGCGCCCTCTTTCGTACTCTGGAACAAACCGAAATCGCCTTGCCCCATTACGGTTTCGGCGTAACGTTTCGATTTTTCGACGTTGTAGAGAACGTCAAGCAGAGTTTTCTTTTTTTCGAGAATGTTGCTCTCGTTTTCGATAAGTGCTTTAATCGGGTGTTCAAACTTTCCGATATACGGATCATTCGTTCCCGCAAGTTTAGAGAATATAATACTCATTTTTATGCCTCCTGTTAATTACTCGAAGATTACTTCGATTTCGTCGCCAGCAGCAGTTTTCGCGTCGAGAGTATCGACAACGGTCGCAACGCCGCTGGTGGTTACGTCCGTAACGCCTAAACCGTCGCTGTCAACGGTTACTTTACTGCCGAGAACAACCGCAACTGCCGTACTGGAATAAGTTACAGGAACGGCAAAAACCATATTTTTTGCAATTCTGTAACACGGCAATTTTTCAGCCCCAGACGCGGGCGCGGAATAATCTTTCGCTGCAATGTGAGTGGGTTTCGTAGTACCGCTGGCTTTCGTCAGTTTCCCGCTGGAAAGAACGAGTGCCTCACCCATAACAAAACTTTCGCTCGCGGTTACGGGCAAAAGTTCCATTTCGGGAACATTCATTCTACCGTTGATAATTTTTCTGAGATTAAACATTGTGTTTGCTCCTTATAAAGTTTTTTTGTAAAGTTGGAAAATCTCTTTATCCGTCTTGTTCGGGAATATTTCCCGCCACTCTTTAAGAGTTGATTTCGGCATTGTAACACTGTCGCCCGCCGCCTTTTTCGGCGCAACGGACGTTATGTGCTTTTTGCCGTCATTTGCCGCTTTCTGCGTTGCAGCAGCGGACTGTTTCGCTCTTACGTCGTCGCCTTTAACTGCCAGATAGGCGGTTTTTACGTCTATTCCGCTATCTCTGAGCCGTCCGAATTTTGCAAATTCGTCGATATTTGTAAAAGCGTCTTTAATCTGCTTAGTTTCAAGCAGGTCTGGGAACGATTTTTTAAGTTCCGCAAGGTCGTTTGCTGCAAGCGTTTCAAACTTCTGTCGTCTGAGCGTTTCTCGCGCCTGCGCAACTTCCGCTGCGTCGCTCTTCGTTTTGCGGTATTCTTCAAGGCTTACGCCGTCCGATTCCGCTGCTGCTTGCTCTAATGCCTCCTCAACGTTATCCCCGTCAACCTTAATACCGAGTTTTTCCAGCGTTTCTTTCGTCTGAGCGCGGAATTTGTTGTTTTGCTTTTTAAGGTTTTCTATGATAGCGTCTTTTTCGTCTTGACTATCGGCGGCGGTGCTGTTATTGTCCTCGCCGCTTTCGTTCGAGCCGTCGTTTTCTTCGTCTTGCTCGTCTGAATCTTCGGATTCGTCCAGTTCGTCGTCCTCGTCAAGATCCACCTCGTCTATATCGTCGATTTCGTCGCCGTCTGTTTCTTCGTCGGCAGCCGCACCGAGTTCCTCGTCTGAATCGCCGTCAAGGTCAAAATCCTCGTCGTTCTCGATTTCCTCACTACCGTCGGTTTCTTCGTCGTCTAAAAGCGATAAATTCTTTTCGTCGATTTCGCCAGCCATTTATGTGTTCCTCCTTTGGCTTATTTCGATTTCTTTCCGTTTCTAAGGTCGGAGCCTTTGACGACCGTAGCCTTGGGCTGATCGGTTACGGGCTTAGGTGCTCTGATAATGCCACCCTTGTTAGTGGCGTAGGGGTTTCCCTTATTTCCGCGTTTCTGCATAACTAACAACCTCCTTTTAAGAATTTTTATAAAAAGAAAATGAGCCCCGAAACTCTTACTGGCAAGAGTGGGGGCTCAAATCTCTTCGGACTTTGGCACTAAATGTGTGTATGCAATTTTTTGCTAATCGGCTTTTATGGAATAAATACGCCCGCAGAATTTACAAACAACGGTTATTCCCTGACATTTACTGCCTTTCGTAAAACCGACTGCGTGTATCGTCTTTTTACAATGCGGGCAAATTGCCTTTTTTACTTCCGTACCTTTCGGTATTTCTTCAAGTTGAAAAGCCATATTACGCTCCTTTACGCCGTTTTGCATTGTAATTATATCATACTATTTACTCAAAATTGTACCCGAAAAATATTACATATAGACAATATACCCGCCTTTTCAAGCATTTTAATGCGAAAACGGCAAGTTTAACAATGTTTTATGCAAGATATACCCTGCCATTTCCTACCGTAAGTCCGCACATTTTTGCAAGTGCGGTTTTTTCTTCGGAGGAAAGCCCAGATTTTGCAATATACTGCGCTACAACACGTCTTACCTGCTTTGCCGACACACCCGAAATATCGCCGTCGGATATTGAATAGCCCGAACTCATAATAAGCATAAGTTTCTGAACAATGGGTAAATTGGTTGACATTGTATATTGTATCAATTTTTGTTTTCGCGAACCGCTTACCGTTTGCCCGTTCGCAGCAACGTCCGACTCAATGTTTTTTGTCGTAAAGTAATAATCGTAGTATGTATCGTAACTCACACCGACTTTATTAAGGTTTGCCGCTTTTTCATAAACGGTTTTATTGTACGATTTTAACGCATATTCCGCGCCTACAACGGTACTTATCGCGTCGAGATAACTCATATCGAACTTATCGTCGGAAAGGTCGTATTTGCCGAGTTCTTCGTACAAATACTTGGCATTTGTCAGACTATCTTTCATTAAAGCATTGATAGCAGCCTGAATAATCTGTGTTTGACTTAATCTTTCGTCTTTTGATAATGCCGTATTAGTCTGGATCTGGCGTTTTTGCGTGTACATATCCGAAATCTTGCTTTTAATACTGTTCAGATATTTAACCGTCGCTTTCGCCTTTGCGTCGCCGTCGGTTTTTTTATAGGTATATTTTTCTATCTGCGAATAAAATTCTGTGCTCCACCTGCTATTTATCGTAGAATTTGCAAGCAAATTTTTCGACACAATGCCGCTTTCCGCTTGCATAGTAGTTGCAGGCAAAACAATATCCGTTACAATGCCGCCATACTGGTCGAGCAAGTAATCAATCTTTTTGGGGGAATAGTTGAATACTTTTCCGAGCCAGATTGCTATATTGCTCGTGCTTTCGTCATAGCGTTCGGAGGGTTTCGTATTTACAAACTTCTGCCCCTCGATAGTACCGCCATACCACGTCGTATTTGTTTTTATATCCGTAATCGGACTAAAAATAGTACGCGTAAAATTGTCAACAGGTGTAACCGCAGAGGCTATATTGCTTAAATACCCCTCCCACGCGTCCTCGTCGCCCTGCGCATACCACTTCGAGCGTAGATACGCGCCGCCGAATACGCTTACCACTCTGCCTTTCGGAATTTTAAGGAAATTGCCGTCGCCAAAAGACAACACATAGTTGTTTTCTTTAACGTAATCGGAAAGATTGTTGTAATCTTCGTCATCGTCGTGCAGCAAATCATTAAGAGCGGTTGCCGCTATGCCGAGCATAACACTACGAACGATAAGATTTATCCACGATTGCGCCGCGTCCTTACCTGTATATGCTCTTACCATTTTTGAAAAGCCCTGAATTGCGGGGTTTAAGAACGGCATAATCGTTGCATTAAGTTTCTTTGCGAATATACCTCCTCTACCGAAGTTCGTAGTAACGTCTTGCGCTCTCAAAAGCGATTCCTGAACGGATAAACCAGCCTCACGCGAGCAAATATATTCTGCAAGTCTGGGTGCCATTTCGATAGCGTTCGAGGCTGCCTCTACTTTTTGCCCTGCTTTCTGGATAGCGTTCATATTTTTGTAATTTAAGCCTTTTTCGTAGTCATATACGCTTGCAGAAGTAATACCCGCCGCCTTTGCCTCTTGCCAGTAAACGCCGTTACTTGCAATTTGCTTTCTTGCCTCCATATATGCCGCAGCGAACTTTCTGAGCGGATAGCGAGTATAAAGTCCTGCGTCCTGAATATCTCGTATCGGGTTACGGAAGAATGAGAAGAACGGGTTAAAGGACGTAACAAGTTTCTTAAAGGCAGAGTTTAATTTCGCTGCACCGTTAAGAATAGCATTGTTAAACGCGCTATCGCCAGACGGCTGAAACGCCTCAATACCTTTGTAGAAATTACGCGACGTTTCCACCGTAACACGTTTACCGTCGTGATAAAATGTTATCTGGTGTGTATTCTTTGTTCTATCCTCAAAGGTTTTTACAAGCGTATCGGTATCAACGTCAATGCTTGCGTCCTCTGACGAAACAACTCTGAACTCGTCGTGCGCTTTCCCGTTAAGTACGTCTACAAGCAATTTATTTGTTCTTGCCGACGCATATTTTTGTAAAGTCTGCTGGGCAACGGTATCGTCTATCGGCAAAATACGAGTATCTGCGCCGATTGCTTGTTTTTTTGCATTGTTTACGCGAATATTGTTCTTGCCCTGTATGGTTGCAATACCGCCTGCGTGTTCTTCTCTAAGCGTCGGAACATAGTGCGGATAAAGTTCCCTAAGGTGGTCTGCGTATTCCTGCGAATACATACCGCTATCAACCGAAAGTTGCAAGTTGTTGTCATTGAATTTCCATACTTTTTCTGCAATTTTCTTAAACTGCGGATAAACCGATTCAATCTGCGCTATCGCCGCGCGGCTATCTGCTGCCGTTACGTTCTCGCCAAACACGGGTTTCCCCACCGCCCTGCGGTCGATATTGTGATAATGCAACAAATATTCCTGAAATTTTGCGTAAGCCTGCCCGTCTTTTTTGTCGAGCGCATATATCGGTTGCCAGATTTTGCCCCACGATTCGCCTAAACGTGTTTCGCCGTCAAGACTAAACTGTGCGCCCTCTATATCGAGTGCGTTCATACCAGCGTTCTTGCCCGCTCTAGCGTAGTTTGTTACCGCAGTAGCGTCCTGAACGCCAGCCTCACGCATAACCCTTTCAACACCAGCCTGCGCGTTCGTCATAGCGATTTGGAACCCCTCTTTATACTGTTTCGTGTCGCTCTTAACTTGTTCTGCAAACTGCTCTTTTGTAGCCTCTTTGGTTATAACGTCTTTAACCGAAACTCTGCTGTTCGGTAATTCCGTCATAACCTTATCTGAGCCTTTCGTGCTGTCGAGTTTAGCCTGTTGCTCTTCGGAAAGCGCGTAACGAATATCTGCTGCGGTAGTAGGGCTTGTGTTTGTTACGTCTTTTATCTGGTTTTGTTCCCACGCAATGTAATATTTTTCGTATTTGCCGTAATTGACCTGAATACCGTCATAACCTAACACTTTCTTTATGGCAGCGTTCAACTCGTTCGGATAATAGCCAAACATTGTGTTATCGGTAAACATTCCGATTTCGTCCATTTGTGCGGCAACTTCTTTTATAACCGATTCGGTAGCACCTTCCGTCCAATATCTCTCGCTATAATTACCCAAAGGGCTATCTTCCGTGCTATAAATATCTGGGTGCATTTTAAGTATTTTCTCTGCCTGAGATTGCGTTACGGGTTGTCTATAAAACTGATCTATTGTACCGCCGTTATCGCCCACCTCAATAATAAACGGGTTTTTAAGATTCAAGTAACCCTCTATCGTCCTGTTTCCGTAAGCCCCTGCGTGGTCTTTATTTGTAGTAAAGTAGTAACCCGAACCAAACTGGTCTATGCCTTTACCCACTCTGCCACTATCAAACGTGTAAAAATCATTATTCGTGCCGTGATATACCACAAGCAAATTTCCGTCGTTGTCGGTAACTTTACTGTCTGCAAAATATTTTTGCTGTTCGGCAGATAAAACTCGCCCCTCTGAATCCATTTTCGACGATAAAGCATATTTCTTGTTGACTTTTTCGTTGTTTTTGGATATACTATTATCAGAGAGAGCGTTCGACCGCCCTGCAACCTGTGTGTTGTTACTGGTCGAATTGCTCTCTTTTATTTTTACAATATCGTAAAAAGTGGCAACATTGTTGCTGCCCTGCGCGATAAGCAATTCGCCCTTGAACGTTTTTCCGTCAAGAATAAAAGACACATTATACCTGTTGAAACCGCCAGCATTTACAGGTTTTGTATGCTTTGCGCTTTCGTGCCCGATAAGTTCGCCTGTCTTTACAAGGTTTATAAGTTCCGTTGACGCTCGCATTTTTGCCGAATATTCCGAACCGCTCTGATTAAACAGTCTTTGTGTGTCTTTTGAGTGAGTATATTCTTTTTCGGATATTCTGCTATACGTCGTTCCGTCAATAGTTTTGCCTCTGAAACGTTCTTGAATATATTTTCTTGCAACGTTACCAAGTTCTTCGCGTTGTACGCCGTCAAAAATATGCTGGTCGGTATCGACAATAACTGTATCTTTGCCGTCAATAGACGCTATACTCATTCGGCTTGTATTTGCAATGCCATTTGCAATTTTACCCTTATTTTGATTATACAACGCCTTAAATCTGTTTTCGAGAATTTGTACGTCTGCCGCAACCGCCGTATCGACGGCGGCGGCTTTTTTCTTAAAACCTTTAAGCCAGTTTAGACAACGCTGTATAAACGTCGGTTTTTCTGCCGTAAGTTTTGCAAGCATATTGCGATTTCCGAGCATTTCTCTCACATAATGCGCCGTAAGTTCGGACGGTAAAATTTCCTCTGCAAACAAAGCCTCTTCGTTCTTGTAGAGTTCCTTATACGCATTCTCGATTTTCGCCTTTCTTGCGGGGCGTGCGTCGTAATACTCGGTTGCCATTTTTGCTATATCCGAATATCCCTCTGTTCCCTCGAAAGCGTGCGCAAGTTCTTCAAGAGTGATTTTTTCTACGGAATTTACGCTGTCGGGGCTTAAATAAATTGTATTATGCCCGCTGCGCGAATAACATACGCCGTCAACGGCTTTTGCTTTACCGTCGCTGCTCTTAGCGGAAATATTCGCAAACCCTATGCCAGTGCCAATATCGGCAGCAATTTGTGCCATTTGCTTTATTTTTACGTTATCCACGCCGTAACGCCACCCAGAGGCGATAGTCCACTCAACCTCTAACTTCTCGCCGTAAGAAAGGTTTTCGTAGCCTTTTACGTTGTTTCTTGCGTAAATTTCAGCGCGTTTCATTTCAAGCGGTTTTAAGGTCTGGCTCTTATTTCCTGCGGGTTGGCTATTGAGTTCTGCTCGTTCCGAAAGCGCATAACGAGATTTATTTTTCGGTTTTTCGGACGTATTCTCGTGAATAAGCCCGTCCTCTTTTGCCGCTGCAAACAATTTATCGAAAGCCGCATTTATACGCGTCCTTTCTTCGCCGCGCGGCATAATATACGCTACTGTTCCGTCGGCTAAAACAGCCCCCTCGGAATGTCCAGAAAGGTAATCGTTGGACTTTGCCGTCTTGTCGGTTATATACGACGCAAACCCCCCTGCAACCCTTTCACAGTTGGATTCCCAATACCCACCGTCTTTACTATGCGTTGCACTTATTTTCAGCGCGTCTTTGTAGTATTCCGTTTTTTCTTTTACTTTAACGTCTGGCGTTAAACCTGCGTCCTGAACGGCGTGCGCAAGCGCGAGCCTATCTTCTTTCACTAAGCCCCTGCCTGTTATTTCTTTCTTCAAATCGCTTAAATCGTCCACAACAGAACGTTTGTTGCCGTAGAATTTAGCAAGAGCCTGAGCGTCGCCTTTTCTCGCCTGCTCTGTAAGTTCGGCAAATCGTTTGAAATCTGCCTCGGTTGCCATACGCTTGTAATACTTTTGATTGACATAATTTTGCATTGTTTCCTTGCTCATTTTGCCGTTTAATGCCGCAAAATTATTGTCAAGATAATATTTCAGCCGCTGCTGGTATCTATCCGCTTGTTTTTGGCTCGCAAGAGCGTTTTCTTCCACCGTGCCGTCGCGGTAAAGCATAGTGTTTACAAGTTCGGTGGCGGCGGCTCTTGTATTTTTCGGTAATTTACTGAAATTGCTCGACATTTCGGACTGATTCGTATCGCCAGAAATATAGTCCTCGAACGCGTGCCACCACTCGTGAGCAAGAGAGCCCGCACCATTCATTTTCGTGAGATTTATAACTTTTCTCAGCGGCTCATAATGCGCCGCTGCCCCCGTCAAGCCCTGACCGCGAGAGCCGAAACCGATATTAAGCGTTCCGTTAAGCGAAATATCCGTCTTTTCCATACCGAGTGCGTCTGCTAAATCGCAAAATGCGTCGTAGCCGTAATTAAGCGAGGTTTTTCTGTCGAGTTCGGAAAGCCAGTTGCCAAATTCGCCGCCTTTTATTCCGAAATCGCGTATATAATCGTCGCCTGCAATATCCCTGCCCTGACGGTAATCAAGCCCCTCACGGTGCACTTCCGAAAGTTGCTCGGGTACATATCTCTGTTTACCCGCTTTTGCTGCCGTCGTAGCCGATCCGAAATGCTCTTTACCGTAAGCGATAGCCTCTTCAATCGTGTTAAAACCTACGGCAACGCGATAGCCGCTTTTGACGATATAATAATTTCCTGTTTCCGCTTTACTTCCATAAAAAGAATCGGCGGTTTTGCGAATTTCATATCCGCGTGGCAATTTACTGTCGGACGGAACACCGAACCCCTCCATTAAAGCACGCTCTCCGAGAATATTAAAATGTTGCGCCATTTTATCTACGGCAACTAAATAATTCGAGCCGTAAAGAGCAGGGCTGAGATAATATTTATCCGTCCACGTCAAGCGATCGTTTTTAAGTTCGGCATAGCCTTTTTCGGTTATCCACTTTGTACCCATATCCTTGAAATCTTCGGCGGTTTTGGCGTTTTCTGCCATTTTCCGAATCTCAGTAATTTCGTCGGCATAAAGTTTTGCGGCAGCAAGAATATCTGCCTCGGACTTATTCCGATAACTGAAAGCAGAGGACGGTGTTGCGTTCAAAGACTTATAAATTTCGTTTTGAGCATACAATAAACCCCTATCGCCACCGTCGGCAACAGCCTGCTCCCAGTTCGGGCGTTTCCACACGCGTTCTTTCTTTGCGTACTTCTGAATTTCGCGGGCGTTCATACCCTCCATATCGGCAGAGGTAAGCCCTCGCGCCGCCCATTCGTCCTTACGCGCACCGCCTATTTTCTCGCCGAAATCAGCCTGTTTTTTTGTAGTTTTCTCTGTTTTTTCAGTCTTTGCCGTTGCGTCCGTTGCGGCAACTTCTTTCGCCGTGCTATCGGTTGTTTTTGCCTGATACAATGTGCCTGCACCCTGATTGTCTATGCTCGTTTTTATAACGTCATAACCAGCAGCGGCAAGTTTTGACTGCATTTCGTCAAATTGAGCAACGGAAAAACCTGCCATTTTGATACGTTCGCTGTACGCTTTTGAATCTTTACCGATAAGCGTAAGAGAAAGCGCGTCCGCAACCGTCTTTGCGTCATCGAAAAGCGCGGTGTAAAATTCGCCGCTCTGGATAAGCACAATCGACTTACCATTTCCTTTTTTACTCTTAGAATACGCCTCTTTGCTCTTAAAATAAGCCTGTACGTCTTTCGATAAAGAATGAAATTCTTTAACCGTGAACTCTTTATATCCTTTACCGTCGGCAAAACCTTTTTTAAGTTCCGAATCAGTGATTTTATCCGTTGTTTCCGTCTTGCTTGCGGTTTCGGATTGTTTCTTCGCTTTCGGCTGCTTGACTGGCTTTGCAACTTGCGCGGTCTGAGCGGCAGTTTGCGTTCCGTCAGCAAAAGACGCGGTATAATCAATTTTTACATTATCGTTTTTAATTCTTACGCCGTTCATAGGCACAATGCAAGCGTCGCCGTTTTTGCCTTTGATATACAGCACGTCTATATTAAAACCGTCTTTTGTTTGCTTATGTTCTGTAAGAAACGTCTGCGGGCTGTCGATTGTGTCGATAACTCGGCTCACAAGTTTTGTGTTATAATAAGTGTCGCCTATTTTGCTTACTGATAATTCGGACTTTTTTGCAGGAACAACCGCACGGATAGCGTTTGCGTCTATAATAACCTCGCGCATATCTGTACTATTTCTGTATTTATCCAAAATTTTGCTGAAATCAATGCCGCCTTTTGCCTCGGTAAGTCCTCCTACGGTATCTGTGTAGGCTGCACAAAAATAACCGTCGCTCACATATTGAACGCCGTTCATAACATACGCGCCGTGTAAATTTTCCCGAACGTCTTTTGATAGTGTTAAGGAAACGAGCTTTTCACGCGCTTTATCGAGTTTAGGTCTTTTCTTCGCAGTAGTCTTTTCCCCTGACGTTTCGCTCTTTTTAGTAGGCTTAGCCGCCGCCCGTTCAGTGCTTTCCGCGCTTTGTGAATGGTATTGCTCTTTATACCATTTCGGCATTTCCTTGCCGTCGAGTTCGATTGCCCTATCCATAATTTCGACGTAAGGCTTTTTACCTGCACGTATTTCGTCGGCGTGCTCGGAAATTGCTTTTGCCAGAGATTTTGCCGAATATAAACCCTGCCGTTCATAATCGGATAAATCGCCCATAGCATACTCTGCAACAACGTCTATATTTTGTCCGTCTAGCGTGTTGATAACCTTATCGTAATCAACAACGCCTAAATCGCACAGTTCGCCCATAACGCGCTCCGTCGCAACAGGGCTTTCTTTCAATTTGTTAATTTCTTGCTGCTTGCTGGTAGTAGTTTCAGCCTTTTTAACCGTTTCGCCGCCTTTTTCGGACTGTTCAACTGTATGTTTCTCTGTTTTCTTTATTTCTGCTGCTTTTTTGGTGGTTTTTTCGGTTGTTTCTGTCGTCTTTTCAACAGCCTTTATCTTTTTAGGCTTTGTTTCTTCCACCTGTTTTGCAGTCTTTTTTTTGCGCTGAGCCGCATTTTCTTTCGCAACCTCGGTATTTTGCGCAACGGAAGATTGCCCCTCAGCATTCTTAACGGTGGGGGCGGCGGCTTGTGTCGCCTGTTGCGGTTGTCCGACGTTCGTTTTAGCGTTTGTTGCGGCAGACTGTGGCGTTATAAGGGCTTTTATAGCGTTGACGAGTTCGGTTTTTGTAAGAACGTGAGAAATATTGCCGTCTAAATAAAGCATATATTTTCCGTCGGCGGTTTTCGATATGCCTGCATAAGTCTTTTCGCTTACCTTAAATACGCTTATACCGTCCTTAAATGCCGTCTTGTCGGTAATCGTGTTTGCGTCTGCTACCGCCTCGTTTGTGTTGATAACACGCGCGATTTCTTTTTTCGCTGCCGACATAGCCGACAGTTCGGCTTTTTTACTCGTAAGCACTTCGCTATTCGTTGTTTGAATTTTATCCACGAAATCGTCGTAAGTAATAGAGTCAACGTCTATCCCAAAAAGGTCGTTTATGCTTTTTTTCTGCTGCGGCGTTGCCTCTTTCTGGAAATTACGAAAATCGGCTTGCATTATTTCGCCCGCCCGCTTATTTGAAATAGCGTCATAAACGGAATCTTTGCTCATAAGTAAATGTCCGAGGTAATCCATTGTTGCAAACCTTGTTACAATCGCGTCGTTGTTGACAAATTCCTGAGCATTTGCGAAATGAATTACATTGCCGTCTGCGTCCTTATAACCCCTCGCATTGATAGCGTTGACGAGTTCGTCAGCATTAGCAACAATATTCTGTTTGCTGCGTTGTATGCCCTCGTCGTGAACAAGCGCGGCAATATCTACGCTCATTTGACCGAGCATTTTCTTTTGCGCAACAGAAATAGTTCCGTCGCCTTTATCCGCTGCCTGATAGCGTGTTACCAAATCGGAAATTTCGGTATAAACTTCACGCCCCGTAGCGTGTTGCTGTTCATAATCGGCAAAACTTTTCGCGTAATCAAGCGTTTCGTTTACGGCAGTAGTATTTTGCGCAATACTGTTGCCGAGTTTTATTTGCCTTACGGTTGTAACAGCCTCACCAAAACCGCCCATAATAACGCCAGATAAACCACCTATCAATGCGGCATAGCCCACCTCTTGTGCAGTAGCATTTTTTGCGTCGGGATCGACTTGCGTCCAGCGTTGGAAATATGGATCGAGAATTTCACTCATTCCCTCCTCGAAAGCCTCACCCGCAAAATCGCTTAAAAGCCCTTTCACAATGGACTTTTTCGCGACGGTTTTAGCCGTTTGTTTTGCAAACAATTTCGCGCCGACTTTACCTGCCGCACCAGTTACGCCCTCTAATGCGCCCTCTGTAATGCCACTCAATGCACCATACAAAAACTCTTTGCCGCCAAGTTCGCCCGTTTTCTGGTACGCCTCTGCGGTAGATTGTCCTGCCGCGCCTAACCCGATTGTCGCACCCGAAATTAAGCCCGCAACTGGGGCTGTTAATGTTCCCCCTGAAATAAGCGACGCACCAGCAACAACCGCCATACCCACAAGGCTGTTACCTATACCGCCTGCAACGTCGCCTGCGACCTGCCAGCCTTTGGAGGGGTTATACCACTCATTCAAATCGTTGGTTAAATCGCCCGTAAAATTGTCGGCAAACTGTTGTTCAGCCCACTCGTCTGCACCAAAAATTTTAGCAATACCACCAGCGGTATAGTCCCAGATACCCTCTAAAATACCCAGAGAACCTAAGCCGATACGCCCGCCGACATAACCTACGCCACCGAGAAAACCACCGTTATTGTAATCAATCGTTTCTTCTTTTCGCGGTTCGGTAGGCGAAAAGTTGAATATCTGAGAAAGCGTTTGCTTGTTTTTCGATAAACCTTGCGTTCCATTTCCAAAAATCTGCGAAAGAGATTGCTTTGCCATTTTTTTTGCTCCTAAAAACTATTTTTTATCAACGTGGAAAGCAATATTGCTACTAAAGTTGATTTCATAACCGTTCGGCACATAGAAATTTACACCGCTTGCAAATTTCCCACCGCTTAAATAGGTACTATCGTTTCCGTCCTTAGCCTTAACAAATATACCGTCGCCTATATACACATATATACATTCGACATCCCAAGTGTTTCCGAAATTCATTATAACGTAATCGCCTGCTTTGATTTTGCCCGACTTAGCGTCCGAAACGATAGACTGAGCATATTTTTCTTGCGTATTTCCCGACTTGCCCATACCGCTATAACTGCCGAATTTTTTTGTATTAAAGTCGGACGCATAAATATCAACGACGTTTCCGCCTTTTCCCTTTGCCGACGATTTTACCATTATTTCGTTCGCTATATCCTTTGCGTATAGGCGCATATAGGTTGATTCGATTGCTTTTTTATTCGCGTCATTTATCCATTGATTTGATTTTGCCGTGTTCATAACCGTTTTCGCGTCATTGAAAGAAAGCGTATACCCGTTTCCGTCAGCAAAAGCGAAATTATCTGTCGGAATACTCGATTCATTCCAAAGAGCCTTTATTTCGTTGTATTGAGCCTCGGACAAATTGCCTTTTTTGTACATATTGTCTATTTCGTTTGTGTTCACATTGTAGCCCGATTTTATTGCTGTTGTATAATATTCGCTCGTGCTCTTCTGATTCTGAGAAACAAGTTTATTATAATCTTCCTCGGTAAGGTTAGATTTCAAACTTTCGATATATTCAGATTGCCCACCGTTATTTGCAACAATATAAGAAATTGTATCTGCTGCAACCGCCGAACTGCTCTTCGCAAACGCCTCATTTTTAACTTTTTCTTCTTCCTCTTGCGTTTTTTTCTCTTCCTCTGTTTTTCGAGCAAGCGTTGCGTTAAGCATATTTGTCAATGTTGTAATATCTTCATTTGACAGCCCTGCCTTTTCGCCTAACGCTTTAATGCTTTCTGGCGTATAAGTGGTGTTCGTGTCCTGAACAGCACTCCAAAGCGTATTGTAAATATTTTTTGTATATTCTCTATCGCTTTCGGCTTTTGTTTGTTCTTCTTGATACTTGCGCTGATCGGCAAGACGTTCGTCGTAAAGAATTTTATCTGCAAGTTTTTCGTTCATCGCCTGAATATATTGCTGATACGTTGCTTGATTATTTGATTTAGAGGCGATTTCCTGCGCCGTAGCAGCCTGAGCGTCTGCACGTTTCTGTGCATAAGCCTGTGCTTGTAAATAATCGGAATAGCCGCCGCCCGTCAAGCCCATTTGAGCCAGCGTTTCGGCGTTTGTTCCATAAGTTGCTTTATTCTGTGCGTAGGCATTTTCGGCGTTTGCCATAGCGCGGGCTTTCGTCTGCTCAGCCTGCTTGTTTGCGGCGTCAAGTTGTTCCTGATAGCCTTTTTTCATTTCGTTTATATAGTCCTCATAGGACATTTTGCTGTCATTTTCTTTTTCTTCCTTTGGTGTAGTTGGCGCAGCAGGCGTAGACGGTGTTGCTGTTTTCCCGCCCGTAGAACCGTCTTTAATGGTATCAACGCTCGGCTTAATAACGGGCTCTTCTATTGTCGGGGTAGGAATTTTATCGCTTTTTGACGCAGGCAATTTCCCGCTGGAAACCGTGTTGTTTCCCTTATTGAACGTAGAATTATCAACGCTGGGGTTTCCTATGATTTCGCCCTCGTCCGTTATGCCGCCTTTTTTACCGCCAGAAAAGCCGCCGCCCACAGTTCCGACAACGTTACTATCGAAAAATTGACTTTTGTCAACTGGCGCAACAGAAATATCGCCTTTCGATATGCCAGATGGCGCGGAGGGCGGCAACTTAGAGTTATTTCCCGTTCCCCACGTCGGCGTTACAATCTGTTCGTCCTTTTTCTTCGGCGTTACGGATAAATCACCTAACGCGTCGCCGTACCCGAAAGAGGGCGTACTGGGTTTCAACGTTAAATCGTTTCCCGTATATGCGCCGCCCGTTTTATCTTTCGACAGCGTGGGAATGTTTATAAAGTCGCCGTAAGTAGGGTTTGATGAGGGCAAGTTCGGTAACGACACATTGTTTGCACTACCAGTACCACCGATAAAATCGCCATATAAGCCGCCCGTGCCGTTATTTTTCTTCTTTTTGCTCGTGGTTGTTCCTAACATTAAATTTTGCTTAATCATTGAGCCTTACCTCCCATTTTGTTTATGTAGTCCAGATAGCCCTCTGCGCCGTCCGCACGCTCTTTTTCTATATAAGCCTGCGTTTGCAAATCTTTGTTTTTCTGCTGTTCCGCTGCAAGTTGCTGTTCGAGTTGCTGTCTTTGCGCCTCTATAATGCCTCTGATACGCTCAACCATATCTCTTGCGTCTGGATAGTGGTGTTTTTCCATTTGCTGCCAGTAAATAAGCAATGTTTCGAGTTCTTGCGGGTTTCCGTAACAGCCATTTTGGAAATTCAAGCGGTTTTCGCTCCAAATTGTTTCTCTTGACTGTTCAACGTCGCCCGTCAAATCTGTTCCGAACAAATATTGTGTGTTGTAGTAATATTCGCCGTTTTCGTCGCGTTCGATAAAATCGTATCTGTTGAATTGAGCATTTTGCAGCCTGCCCATACTATCGACGTAAGACATTGCGCGCGGCTCGTCGGCGTAAGCAAGATAGTATAGGAAAATCACCTCGTCTATTTCGGCATAAGCAGCATTTTTCATTTTTCTCTTGCTGTCAAGTCGTCCCGCCGATTGATTGACCTGTATTTGCTTTGCCTTGCCGCTTTGAGCCGTTGAATCGGCTTGCCCTTGATAACTGTCGGTAATGCCCATAATGCGCTTTGATTGCTGATAAAGACGCTCAGACTGTGAAATATCCTGAGTTAAATCCACCTGCAAATCAATTCGCCCGAACAATTTGTAATTGCCTTGCCCAACTTTGATTACGTTCTTATATAGCCCGTTGTCGAATTGCCCGATATAATCTTCTGGCGCGGTAGGATATACGCCCGCGTTCATAAGTTTTTCAAGAATACGGCTCTCGATTTTGTTGATAGCCTGCTGTTGCGGACGAATAAACTCGCAATCGGACTGTCCGAAAAGGCTATCCTCTTGCGACGTGTTTTTTCTGATAATAATAGGGAATTTCGACGGTGTATAGTACGGCAGGTTCGTGCGTTCGAGTCTCGGCAC